GTGTGGTATGGCCTGCCTCTGGCGAGCCAATTCTAACTGGTGGCTCTGATCTACTCGTGTTTGTCTACGATGGTACGACTATTCGTGGAACTCACGCAGCGAGCTGGACCTCATGATTGGCTTCCGTTTGATGGTAGTTCCACATCAAGCGGGGGGTGAGCCTGTAGACCCTGACTTCGGTACTGGGGTTTACGGGCCTGCTCTTACATTCACTACTGCTGGAGCGCCAGGACCCTACACTGTAACTGACACAAGAAAGCGTGTGGCCATTGTTCTGACTGAGCTTGAGAATGATGCTCAGGGTAACGGACAGCCATATCGTATTGACTTCGATGTAACTGCAAACACGGAAGGAGCAACTGTCACTGTAGACTGGTGCGATATGCAACCATACCTACAAGGGCCAGCTATTGCTGGTAACCATTACGGACATGAATCAGTCGGTCGTGTGGGTGGTTACAGTACTACATATAGATTTGCTGACTTCGATGTTGTAGGGACGATCACCATCGACAATATAATGATTCGCCGGATCTATGAATTTTCGGCGTAATAAGGAACCAACATGATTGGATTTAGAGCTATGAGCCTCAGAGGCCTTGAAGGCCAAATTGTTGCTCCTCCAGCTGAACCAACTGTGCTTCGCCTTGCTATTGCTAACGCTGGTGCCATCCCTTCAGCTGACTACAAATACAATACAGAGACCCTAGAGTTCTCAAAGCAGACTGGGGTTGATGTACAGCCTACGTCCAACGGGGCTTGTGTTAGAGTGTCGCCCACTGGGAAGTGGATGCTCTTTGGTACAATCAACACGCCGTACAACGTGCTGTACAAACGAGTCAACAATGTCTGGGTGAAGTTCTCAGAACTCGCTGTGGCAGGTAGGGTGAATGG